TGATATAGCCCTAATAATGCGCTAAGATAAGTCACACCCAAACAACCAGAAAGGCCCAAAAATGAATGTTTCATGGCAAGATATCCACACCACATTGTTTATGACCACACGATTCGAGCCTGATTTGGCCGGATTAACCGGCGCTCTAACGGCCGCGTTAAGGTCAGAGGACCCTGATGAGCTCAGGGACGCTCTGGAGTGGTGGGTAGCTACTGCTCACTCGCCGTGGACATTCGCTATTGGGGTGTCAGCTGAGGCAGGCCAGCTATGTAAGAAGTTTACTATTGGCAGTAAGGCGACATGGGGAAGGGTATTGTCCCGTGTGCGCAGCTACGGTAAGGGCCTAGAGGGTATTGCTAAGGCTATGAGGTGTGAGCCCGCTCTGTTCGCTATTGCGTATCTCACTGCACGCATGCGTGATGACCTGATTGACCCGTCAGAGGTAGAGTTGATCCTGCATGAGTCGGGGTGGATTAACTAAGGTTAACAGTTTAGGATCAGGAGTTGTGCTGGTCCACAGAGCGCGCTAAGATAAAGACATCGAAACAACGAGAAAGGATCTAAACAATGCTTAAGTTCACCGCCTACATGGCCGGTATCATCGCTGCTATTGCTGCTGCTATCGGGCTGGGGGTGTTGATCACCTGGATGATCTTCTACGGTCTGTGGTATGTGGCCCTCATCCTGATGGCTATCGTCGGTGTGTGGTTGGGGTTCAAATATGAGGCTAAGTATGGCAACAAGGACGAGTTCGGTGATTGGAGTGAATTCTGATGTATGAATTCGGGGATATTCAACGCATGGTACAGAACATCAAACCTGAGCGGGGCTGTATGTCATCTGTGGTCTTCTCAAACCAAGATGGTGTCTGGTGTGTGCCGGGTAAGTACTACCCTGAGCCCGGAGGGGCTTATATCCACCCCGTTATGCGTCTCCTTAATGAGATTGGGGGGTCACGCCCTGGCATTGCGTACGTAATTGACAACGTTTGCATCACTTGTGAAGCTATTCTGAAGACTTTCCCACAGTTCGACAAGGTTATTGTTAGGAGCTATAATGATCAATGAGATTGAGCTAGCCTATGAGATTGCCCAGCAATCCTCCCACCCTGAATGCAAGGTAGGTTGCCATTTCGTAAACACCTCTGGGGATTACCAGGTATCCACGCATAATGTAGAGCTAGGTGTTAAATTACACGACGTTGCACCTAACGGGCAGTGCCTCGAGTACATCCACGCGGAGGTGTGGGCTTCTCAACAGCTTATGGAGCTGCCCTACCGTCTTAGGGAGGGCCATATAGCTATGACCTATGAGCCTTGTGCACCTTGCGCTAGAACGCTGCTTCTGGCGGGGTTCAGGGGGTCTTTGGAGTATGACAGACCATGGCTTGATCCAGCACTGAAAAAGCCTAATTGGCGAGACCACAAACAGGGTATAACCGTGCTGTCTAATGCTGGTGTTGAGGTCATTAGATCTCGTCCCGAGTACGGTGCAAGGCACTATAATGACCTTAATTTCGGTGTCTGGTATCCACAATGCATGGAAGTGCTTAATTGGGGCGATATCAGGTATAGGGACATTAATAAAAAGGCCTGTATGTTTATTCTTGAGGCCTTCCATAAATACCTCGGAATGGGCTATAATGTAAGTCCAGATGTCTCTTATGGGGTGACTAATTACACCCTGTCTAAGAATTTCAATAAGGCTGTTAAAGACTTTACCTATTGGGCTGGCTATGGTAGCTCATGGGTTAAGGAGCCGGGTTACGTAATTGTCAGGTGTATATCGGAGGCTTATCGCCGTGCTGTGTGAATATGATAGCAACATATACACCCTGTCTAGACAAGCTGCTGAGCTAGTCACAGAGGGTCAGGATCACTCCTACTGGTGCTACGGGTCATGGAGTGTGGTCTACACCCACGCACCTCTGTCCCAGACTCGTAGGGTGTCTGTGGACATGGCCCAGCGTGAGCTGCACTGGATGATCAGTGGGTCAGGGGCCACACAGCACGACAGGTGTGCTAGAATCACCCCCGACGTGGAGCGCATGTGGTCCCCGTGGGCCACAGACGCGCTAGGGCCTATGTATGGAGTCCAGTGGCGCTACGGGGGCCCTGACGGGGCCTATGACGCCGTACGGGACGTTGTGGATAGACTTGTAGCCAACCCCACAACCAAGAGGGCGGTGTGGACTGCCTGGCAGGGTTACGAGATAGGGTCTATGCGTATACCACCGTGCCCTGTGGTGTGGGCGTTCAATGTGGTTGGGGGCAGGGTCAACCTCGACATATTCGCCCGGTCTACAGATGTCGTGTGTGGCCTTCCCTATGACACCCTTGAGGGGTGGATGTTAATCCACCTCATGGCTAATACTCTCAGGACGCATGGGCATGCTGTGACCCCGGGTCATCTGAGGTTCACTACGGCTAATGCTCACGTGTATTGCCAGAATCTTGATGTTTGGCATAAGATGCTGATGCCTGCTAGGGTAGAGAAGGAGGTCGAGTTTATACCAACTAATCAAGGTGTGCTAGAATTCAAAGGTAAGGGGTTCAAGGCGGTCAATTATAAGGCGCCTATCTATTCAGCGAAGGTTGCGGTAGTTTAATGTTGAAGTTATTGTTCATTGGTGCTCCGTGGTGCCCACAGTGCCCACAGGCTAAGGCCAATTTTGAAAGGGCTATGCAAAAGTTTCCTTATCTTGGTTGGGAGTATGTTGATGTTGAGGTCAATCCTGACCTAGGGCGTAAATTCAATATTATGTCTGTCCCAACTGTGATAGCATTGCACGAGGGTGTGGAGGTTGCTAGGATGGGTACGGGGACCACACTCCAGTACCGTAAGATGATTGAAGGAGCAATTAACTAATGTTTGAGCCCGTCACTAAGCCTCGAGACTATCAGCTGGCCGCGGTTAAGTGGCTGGCTAAAAAAGAGCACGGCATGCTCCTTATGGACACACGTACGGGTAAGACTAAGACAACCATCGACTGGCTGTCATGGCTTATGCACAACCGCAATGTTAGGTACATTGTTGTGGTCTGCCCTAAGATCGCTATTGACGTGTGGGTCAGGGAACTCCAGCAGCATTACTGGGGGCCTGAGGCGGACATTGTCTACGATGGGGCATATGAGGCCTCGGCACTGCCTAAGATAGTGCTCATCAACTATGACAAATTCTCTAGAGGGTACCCTAAGGGCCTTTTCAAAGGGGCTGAATACCACGCATCAGCTATTGTCCTGGACGAGTCACACCTCATCAAGACACCTGCCAGCAAGAGGTCTAGGCGCATTGTGGGTATGGCCAAATCGGCTAGGTACAGGGTATGCCTGACTGCCACCCCTGTAGGTAAGCGCAATATGGTGGGTGAGATTTACCCCCAACTGGTATTCTCTGATCCTTCTATTAGGGAAGAATTCCCATCGGCTAAGTCCTTTAGGGAGTATTTCGGTGAATGGTCTAATTTTGGGGGGTTCCCTAAGTACCTTGGACCACGTAATACCGATGAATACCAGGCACTTATTAAAGCACACTCCATAAGTATTAGCCGTGAGGATGCCATAGGCACTAAGGCTATTGATGAAGAGGCTGTGCCTGTATTCCTAGGCGAGTCCCGTAAGGCCATCTACCAGGCTATGGTGAGGGATGAGTTAGACGTCCTGGAGTCTCAGGGCGAGACAGGAGCTGATAGCGTACTAGCACTGTTCTCTAAGTGCAGGCGTCTCGCTGAGGGACTCTCTACAGGTGAGGGCAGGCTAGTGTATAGTGGACATAAGCTTGTGGCCCTAGATGCCCTGAGGGAGGCCTACAGGGGCCGTATAGTAGTAGCTAGTGAACTACTGGACTCCCTCACAGCTATAGAGCGTCACTTAGACCGCACGTACAGGCTGGACGGTAAGGTAAATGATAAGACTGCTGTGCTGGACGCCTGGAAGGCTTCAGATGACGGTGTGCTGGTAGTAAACCCACAGGTGGCTGCGACTGCTGTGGACATGCGCGAGGCCGAAGTGCTGGTGTGGTACGGGCTGCCTACCTCGGCGTTGACCTACCGTCAGATGTCTGATAGAGTAGCCTTAGCGGCTGATCCGAAGGTCATCGTGCTGGTGACTCAGGACACTGTAGAGGACTCCCTGTGGGCCTCCCTACAGGAAGCCACAGAGTTCAGGAAAGAGATCATGCTGAATACACGCAACTATCTTCTAGGAGAGACTTATGCTAGTGAATCCATCTGACCGCTTGGTGATCGCAGCCACACCCGGTGTGGACCCCACTATCTTCGCCCGAGGCCTGGGGTACGCCCCCAGTGAGCTCGCTGTGGACCCGCACAACAGTCACGGGGTTATGACCCGCTCGTGGGTGGATGGCGATATCCACGACTACACGGGAATTAGTTCGGATATCCGGGGGGCAGCTAAGCCCAACGTGCCCCGAGCTAAGGGATTCAACTTGGCAGTCGTGGCCTTCAACCTCGATGACCTCTTCTCGGACTGGGGTAAGCAGCTCTGGGCCGGTGCAGACACTGGTTATTCATGGCCCGAGTTCCTAGTGCTGAGTATCGGATACCGGTCATGGGTGACTGAGTGTAGTAGGACGGCCAGCTGGAAATTGAATAAGTTCCGCACCGCCACGACTTTCACTATTGGCGAGGATAAGATAGAGTATAAGTCGACCACAGACGTCCGTACCGCTCATAAGCTAGCTAAAGAACTCACCAAATGTTATTTCTAGACATAGAAACTACTGGGCTTAATCCACGTGCTAAGGACGCCTCCGTGCTTATGGTGGGTATCCTCGGGGATAAGCCTGAGGATGAGCCCCGGGTTTTCCACATGGCCTCTAAGCATTCTGAGACATGGCAAGACAGGCTTAGGGGACTGTGTGGAAAACTACCCCCAGTGGTGGGCCACAACATTAAATTCGACATAGTGTACGCTAAGCGTTTCGGTGCTCATATTGAGGCAGCAGGGGACACTATGCTGGGTGCCCATATGGTCGACGAGAACAGGTCTCTAGGGCTTAAGTCCTTGATGGCTGACTTTATGGGCGGTGACTGGTCTTATGACGGTGTGTGGGACGATTCTGATCCGGAAGCTATGGCCGCCTACCTGAAGAAGGACCTCCTGGCCACACGTGAGCTTTACCGAATTAACAAAGGTAAACTCACACCTAACCAGAAAAAGCTCCTTCGCAAGGTTGTGGTCCCGGCTATCAGTATGCTAGCTGAGACTGAGGATTACGGCATACCTATTAGCCGGGATAAGCTCGAGATAGCTAGCCGTAAATACACCTCTGCATTGGCTGAAATTGATGCCCAGTTGGACTCTGAAATACCCTCAGAAATACCCGAAGGTATGCAAGTTAAATGGGGTACTACTAACTTTCAGCGGTGGTTCCTGTACGACTATTTGGGTACCCCCAAAAAGGAGGTCGGAAAGCCTACTAAAGCATTCCCTAACGGTGCTCCAAGCTTATCTAAAAAGGCACTCGCTTATATGGATCACCCAATAGCTAAAACACTACTAGAAAGATCACGACTAAAGAAGAATATAGACGGATTTATTGCACCCTATAAAGAGCAGATAGACGATAAAGGACGTCTATATACTTCATTTAAGTTGCACGGCACAGTCACGGGTAGGTTATCATCAGGCAAAGTGTGTGACGGAGTCGGAGTGAACCTCCAGCAAGTTCCGAAAGACCCCTACATAAGGGGTCTGGTAGCTGCCCCCGATGGCTACAAGATCATTGAGGCTGACTACAGTCAGCTGGAGCTACGCGTGGCAGCTGTGGTATCGCGTGACAAGAGCATGCTTCAGCTGTACCGTGACGGAGGTGATATCCACTCACAGACCACACGTGCTATTGGGCTTGACCCAGACAATAGCTTCGACCGTAGGAAAGCTAAGATTGTCAACTTCGGCTTCCTGTATGGGATGAGTGCTAAGAGTTTTGTCCAATTCGCTAAGGTAAGCTACGGAACAGACATTACCCTGGATGAGGCTGAGCAGTTCCGGGAGGACTTCTTCCGGCACTGGTCTGGCCTTAGGCCCTGGCACGCCAGAGCTAAGGCTCGAGCTCACAAGCTGGGGTACTCCAGCACGATGTTTGGCCGGCGTAGGCACCTGCCAGGTCTGTACAGCAGTGATGAGTATGAGGTAGCAGCGGCTGAGAGACAGGCTGTCAACAGTCAGGTGCAGGGCACGGGTAGTGACGTCATGCTGAGAGCCGCTGTGCAGGTGTGGTCCAGGCTAGAGGGAGATAGCCATATACTAGGCCTGGTGCATGACGCTGTGCTGGTACTGGTCCCTGAGGACCTAGCCGAGACCACAGCGGCCATGATTAAGGAGACCATGGAGGAGCCCCTGCCCCACTTCGACTGCCCTCTGGTGGCTGACGTCGAAACAGGGACTTGCTGGGGCCCAGAGATTGATGTATAGTAGGAGACATGCAGGTAACGACAAGCTTGATTAAGGCCTGGCTTAATTGCCCCCTGGAGGCCTACTATGACCTCCAGGGTATAACAGCTAAGCCTCACCCTGGTACGGCCCTTGACAGGGGCACATACCTACACGCGTGGCTCGAGACAGGTACCCCTCCTGAGCGTCCGGCGGACCTTATGGAGGAAGAGCATCAGATCTACGATGACCTCGATCGTGTGTACCGTGCCTACGAGTACAGGTACCGTGATGAGCCCCTCAACGTCCTGGCGTGTGAGCTGGACCTGTCAAGAGGCATCCCAGGATGTAACCACACCTACCGAGGTAAGATAGACAAGGTAATTGAGCTTGGAGGGCGTCTCTGGGTTCTAGACCACAAAACACATCAGACCCTCCCTACAGCCGAGTACCGGCAGCTGGATATCCAGTCGCACGCGTACCTCTGGCTCCTCGAGGGCAACAAGAAGCGTCTTGGCTGGGACCTACCTCTTGGTGGGATGATCTGGGACTACATTCAACCACAGCGCGTAGTGTGGCCACAGCTGACCAGGACTGGTAAACTTAAGATCACAAAGGGGTCGACGGGTAGCACTTGCTACCGATCTCTGATAGACTGGGCTCATGAGCACCGTACTAAGATTACCTCAGCGGAGTGTGACGTCATCGCGAAGGAGGCTGAGTTGTTGAAGCGTCAACATTGCCCAGCTTTCACTCGTATAATGGTACCTTTCAGTAAGGAGGTGCATGCTCGCCAAATCAAGAGTATACTGAGGTGGGCCCGTCAGATTGGAGAGATAGACTGGTCCACACCGCCAGAGGATAGGAATCCGTCAGTGTGTGGTAATTCGTACCTATGCCGTATGGGAAAGCTAGCAGCGGCTAGGGTAGAATTCGGTACAGAGAGACAGTTCCTGCAATTCTATGACAAGAGAGACCCTATGGAGAGATACAAATGATCACACTAATATACGGACAGCCTAAGACGGGCAAGACGACGTTCGCAGCTACAATACCTGGGGTCAAGATTATTGACCTCGAGGGTGGCACACGAGCAGTGCAGGCTGAGACCACACAGATAGACACGTGGGAAGCCCTCGCCAAAGAGGTTCAGTCTATCGTCGCTAAGCCTCCGCAGGCAGTAGCTCTGGACAGTGTCACTGTGGCACATGAGCTGGCCCTGAATTTCGTCTCTGGTCGCAAGCGCGGTGACCTCCTGACGGTCGCCAAGCCTGTCAGTCTCCCTCAATATGGCCAGGCCAACGAACTGATCAAATCTTTGATCCTGACTCTGCGTGGCCTTGATATCCCTGTGGTCCTGACAGGCCAGGCTAAGGTCACCTACGTGGACGAAGCTGACCCTGAGGACGCTGATGTGGCCCAAACTAAGGAGGTAACGCTGGCCCTTCCCGGTCAAGCACGACAGTTTGCACTCATGTACGCTGATGTGATAGGCTACACGGAGTCAGTTAAGAGAGACTCCATCACGGGTTACCGTATGTGGCTCAAGCCCACACAGGGTATCGTGGCAGGGTGCAGGGCAGACATTGCAGCCCGTAAGCCCTGGCTGGGGTCTCCTACTTGGGAGAGACTTGAAAGGTATCTCACTCATGATTGATTTTTCAAAGGTTGCCAGTAACGCGCTCGTGCGCTTATGTGACCAGATGGATGACCTGCCCTGGCGCCTCGAGCACAAGGAACTTGCAGTGATCGACGTGCCCAACCCCATCACTGTGGCCCACCAAGTAGGCCAGTACGAGGTGCGCTACAACGATCATGTCAATCGTGATATGTTCACCATCACGGTTTGCTTCTTCACCACAACCTCAGCTACAATCGACTACATCCGATCAATTATAAAGGAAAGGGAAACCAACAATGGCTAAACTCTCGATCGACTTCAGTAATGTCAAGGCCCCCACATACACCTCTGCTCATCAGGAGCCAGGCGTGTACAACGCTGAGATATCTGGTGTGGAGCTGGTCAAAGCTAAGAAAGACGGCACTGACATGCTTGTCTTTGCTATTGAATGTGGCCCTGGACGCTACCCCTACTACTGCAAGATTGTCCCTAACCAGCTGTGGAAGCTCCGTGAGCTGATCGAGGCAGCGGGTACTAAGGTTCCTAGCAAGGTTGTGCAGATTGACCCCGAAAAATATGTTGGTAAAAAGATCAACGTTGAGCTTGAGGATGACACATTCTACGACAAGTTGAGGTCACGTGTGGCGCGTGTGGCCCCGTTCGCTGAGGTTGAGCCCAAGGCTGATGGAGTCCAGCAGGACGTCGAGGACGACTTCGGCGAGTTCGACGACATTCTCTGATATAGTCTGGAGCAGGGACCTGAGCCCTGCTCTGGGCATGCTAGAGAGCAAGTTCTCAAGACAAGTTCAGAAGTATATAGAGTCGCGTGGTTGGTGGGTTGTCAAATACCACGCCAGCCAGTACACTAAGAAAGGCATCCCGGACCTGATAGCCTGCTTTAGAGGTAGGTTCGTAGGTCTGGAGCTTAAGACAGGCTCATCTTTGAGCCAGTGGCAGATTAGAGTTGGAGCTGATATCATGTCAGCAGGAGGATATTGGGCGTGCGTAACCCCCAATACCTACCAGGAAGAGATAGCTAGGGTTGAGAATGGGATTCTTCGAGACTCTTTGGAAGGGTTGTGATGGGTATTTTTTCATCTGCGGCATCACGTGGCCAGGCCAGGCTTTCAACCCGGGCAAAGCCTTTCGGGTTATGGGCCAACTTGACGAAGCGAAGCACTACATTCGGAGTCTCGTTGAAGCTGGGCAGGATGTATATTTCACTCCCGGTCTTTTCAGCAATCCGGAAAGGAAAGCGGAATACCTCAAAGCGGGCCC